AGCGGTGGTCTTTAGGTCTACTATATAGTTCTTCTCGCCATCAAACACGATTGCATCGGCTTTACCTTTTACGGGAATCTCGTTTCCGCTTTCCGTTACAAATGTTTTTATACCTGCAACTTCTGGCTTTGCTTCTATACCCATAATATCGTTTACCTCTGGAACTTTAAGTAGCTTATCGTACATACCATAGACTAAATCATAATCCTTTTCGGGCAGCACAAGTTTGCCTTCGTGTTCCATCTTAAACTCTTTGTAGGCGTTACCTCTGCGAGTTCCTTCCCATCGTACAGCTACTTCTTTCTCCTCAAGGAATAAAGCGTGTAGTGCAGTACCTACATCAAAGAATGAAGTAGACGGGTAGCTCCACTTGCCTTGCTTCCAAAGGTGAAACTTTGTTGGCGATTGGCGCAGGAGTTTGAAGGCACTATTGGACATATAAGATTTGTCCGAGTAGTACGCTTCATCGTCCTTGAATTTTTCTAAATCAGTCATTACGCAAGAATCTCATTACGCTGTGCTGCTGTTAGCTCGTACTTATCCAGTGCTTTAACTACTGCATCTTTCTTACCATCTTTAACAGCCTTAACCATCTTTGATTTGATTTCATCAGTAAGTTCTAATAGACTCACTTTAGCAGTTGCCTTAACCGCAGCTTTAGGTTTACTTCCTTGTTTTGAGATAGCCATTGAAACCTCGTTTGAACTCGCAATAGAAGTATCAATCCCAATACCAAGATTAGCCAATGCACGGCCCCAAGCACTTGTTTCACAGTTTTCCACATAGCTTGTTTTATTTATGTAGCTACTGGACTTATCCTCTTGAGCAAAACCTGTGGCTACTATATCTCCTTTATCGTTGAGTACAGAAGCCTTGATTACACAAGATACTTCATCTAAATGATATACGTCAGAGGTCAGAGACCAACCTTCGTATTGTCCGCTTTCACGGAAGTATTTGATTCTTTGATTGACCTCAACATATTCTTTTCCTTTGATGTTGGTGGTCTTAAACTGATAACGACTCATATATAAACTTAAATTAGTTACTAAAATTGTTTGAAGGGGGAGCAGTGCGAAGCACTTACAAACCAAAACCAATAGAAAAACTCCCCCTCCTACTTAAACAATGTAAACAAAAGTACAACTTTGTCTATTCAAATATAGATAAAATTATATAATAACTACCACGCAACACCAGAAATTTTTGTTTTTAATGCAGAAATCTCACTATTAATTTGCTTTGACTGCTTCTTTAGAGATTCATTCTCAAGGGCTAATCGGTTGTTAGTGCTTATCAACTCTCTGTTCTGACTTGCCAATTTCATAAGGCGTTCCCGTACAGCCTTGTTACGCTCCATAAACTCATCGTAGGTGTGTTCCTCCAGTAAGCTATAAGGTAGCATCGTCTTGGCTACGATATTATCTATCTGGTAGTATACAGATTTGTAGTCCCTATCAAATTTGTAATTCATCTCGTGCTGCTTACAAGCGTGGATTACTGTGGCGTGGTCTTTACCTAATACTGTTCCGATAGCATCAAGAGACATCGTAGAGTATTTACGCATCGCTACTAAAAAGCTATGTCGGTGTATGACATACTCACGCTTTCTTGACTTCAATGGTATCTCTTTATGCTTTGTGATTTTAGCCCACACATCTGCGGCTAACTTCTTTTGCGATAGGTCTAAAAAATCTTTCTCTTTCATAGCATACTTCTGTATAAATACCCTTATATCAGTAGGGTATATTAGTATTCTTCTATTATATTTCTAATATAGAATATATCTTTAAGATATATTCTTATATATTACTATTATATTACTTCTAATAGATATATATTACTAATATAAGTAATATATTACTACGGGTGTTTAGGAAATTAAATCCCCAGTGGGTAGTCCTCATTCTCTGGTACAGTTATATCCCAAGAGATGTCATTTAAGGTATCTGCGGAGGCGTTTAAGCCACCTTCTATCCACTTGTAGTATTGGTAGTCATCATCAACGAATAAGCCTCTTAAATCCGTTGTATCATAAATCACTCTCATAACGCTTTAATATGTTGGTTAATCTTTCTACTTCTGTTTTATAGTCCTCACGCTGTGCGATAACCATTCTGTGTTTCTCTCTCGCTTTGTCTATCTTCCCCAATAATTCAGAGATTTCCGTTATACGGCTTTCATAAGCGTAGTAGAACCTATCTAATGAACCAATCAACTTGGCCACCTCTCTGCTGTCCTCCAAGAGTTTAGCTATCTCAATAAACTCGTTAATGATATAGCCCAACTCTTTAAGGTCGTTAGCAAATAATAATCTGTGTAGGTTATCTGACATCTATCCGATTTCTTCTATCTCTTTCTGTACGTTGGTATATTCTTCAAAGTCAATGCTCTTAACTTCAACATCTGTAAACTCTCCGTCCCAAACGTAATCTATGATGAGGTCTTTCAATGGAACACTGGTTCTCTCATTCATATTAATCTTAACCTTGATGGTAGCCTCTACATAAATGTCGGCTGTCTCTACTTCATAATAACTTCTATCACTCATCTTTATATAATGTTTGTTGAATAAAATCTTTAACGCTCTCTGCCTCTGTATCTAAAAGGTAGTAACCGAGTATATCTGCAAATAGATTATCGTCTACCTTATCGTAGTTCCAAGCACATACAATGGCTATATCAACCTTGCTTACAACGCCACGTCCATCGTTGCGCCTCCAAGACTTTAGAACCTTTTTAAATTCTTCTACTGTCCACATATCAAACTAACTTACGGATTAGACCAAAGGCTTTAAGCTGCTTAACAGAGTCTGGAATTATCTGCATATAACGCTTACGGTTAATATCATAGATAGTCCAATTTTCTGCCTTGTTGCAGTTCACTCCTCCTTTAACGTGCTTGGCTACACCAAACCTCCCATTAAACTTACTCACGCTTCCATCTTTCTTTGTAAACTCACCACCGAAGATTACTCCTGTGGATTTTAATTCACTCACGATACGCGATAATGATTCTTTGTCTGTAAGGACAACGGTGTTGTCTCCCTCTTGATAAATTGTCTTGCCCATTTTATAATTCTTTAGCATTATTAATTCCTTCCCATATACTCTCCCACGCTCCCTCGTAAGCTGTAAAGGTCTTTAAGACCTCGTTGGTACTTCCGTGATACACGGTAATGGTTGCACCTCTTAAATCAATTCTAATTGATGCTGCGCCTTTCTCTTTAGTTCTCATATCATTTTGGTTTTAGTGATTGAACACTTCAAATGTAATGAACATATTTGTTAATATCCTAATTTACACAAAAGAAATACTGGAAAAACTTTTACATTAATTCTGGAACCCCCAATTCTACAGGAATTTCCGTTACAGAAAAAGTCCCCAATTTTTTTACGAGTTCGCGTTTCCAAGTAAAACGAGTACCTTTTATCCGCCCAACCGCGTGTAACGGTTTGACCTTGATTTTGCGATTTTTCCCGAAATCGTGGCCCGTCTCAAGTGAGACACTCACCAAAATTTGGGCAAAAGTTGAGGGTCTGAATCCAATAAACCCTAAAAAGTAAGGCCCAAAAAGTCCTTTAATGCTTTAAGAAAAACAGCCCTTTAGCCCAGTGTTTACAGGGGTTGTATTTTGAGAAAATTGATAAAAGGGTAGTGCATAAATGAAAATGACCTTCAGCCCAGTCATAGCGAGGCCTAACATTAAAGGTCAAAATGGGTCTTTATCCGAGTTTGTAACCACCAAATTTAAAACAATCTTTTTTATACTCAATTTTGCTATTATTTGCAATAATTCAATAGGTAAAAAGTACCAGCCACCAAATAAAAAGTAAGTGTTTTTACTCAATCTTTAAAAAGGTGCAAATTTGTTGTAACTCACTGAAAAACAATGCTTTAGCACCTGTTTATCTATACTTATATATAAAGGGCTGCTTTTTTATTGGGCAAATTGTAGTATAATAGAGGTATAGAAACCAGCCACCGAAAAGGGGCGCAAACTTAAAACAAATGGAAAACGCAAAACAAATCTTTGAAGCATTGGAAACAATCGCAGCAGCAAGCAAAACAAACCAGAAACTAAACTTTTATATAAAGGGTGTAAAGTTTGAGTTTCACGTTAGCTATATTGATGCGGACGAAAAAATAGGAAACGATGAATATATAATATCTTCGGTAGGCAAGTGGGGCGAATCAATGAACGTAGAAAAAATAACGGGAAAAGCTATGAGCCTATATACATATAATATGTTTGGAAAGAAAGTAACGGAAAAAGTCCTTTTAGAAAATATAACTTTAGAAAAGAAATAATAACCAGCCCCCGCAAGGGGGCACAATACCTTAAGCAATGAGAAAAGCAATTTTTAGAACCCTTGAAAGGTTCAACGAGGACAACAGCGGGACACTTGAAGCCCTTGTATTATTAATTTTACTAACTACAGCGGCTGCAGCCGTTGTAAAATAATTTAAACAAATGGAAACAATTAAAGTATCTAAAAAGTACGAAGCGGTACAGGTAACAATTAAAACCAGCCACCGAAAAGAAAAACACTTTTCAAAGGGCCTCACTACATTGGGTATTCAAGGCGGTGAAATTCGCGAGTTGATAACGACCCGTATCTATTGGACAAAGAGCGGAACCTGCACGGCGTGTGTCTGGCTGCACTCAATGACCCACGACAGCGCAAGCGGTAAAAGCCCTGCAAATAGTGGCGGATATTGCAAGGAATCAAGCGCAGTAGCTGAAGCACTCATAAATTTAGGTTTTGAATTTAACGAGCGTATAAGCGGTGGCGTAGGTATGCGAACAATAGAAGAAGCACTAAATGCAGTAGGGCAATATATATCGGGAGCGGAAGCAGTTAAAACAATAACCCAACACGGATAAAAATGAATGACTATATATATTTAGACAACACACCAGCGGAGCGGCAATTCGCCGCCCGTCTTTTATCCTGTGGCTATTTTGTAGCCTATGAGGACAGCAAAGAAATACTACTAAAAAAACGTAAATAATGAAACTAAAAGCAAATTTAGACGGCAGCCTATATATTGAGACGAAATTAGGCCACGAACGCCCACACGTTATACACTGCAGCGAATCACTGTATGAAATCAAGCAAGACAGCGCAGAGCCTTATTTGGTCGCGGAGGAATGCACAAACTTTCCGCGCCTTCACCTGCTTACCAGTTGGAGCGAAGACGAAGCACTGCAAGACGTTGCAACCTATTTACAAGAAGAGGAAGAAACAGAAGAGCCGCACCTAATTGCAGTCTTTAAGCTGAACTTTTAAACTATGTTTGAAGCACTCACAACAAAGGCGGCAAAGGTGCAAACTTCACCAAAAGGGCGGCACTACATCAAAGCAGGGGCACGGGTATATCTGCCAACGCTGAACAATTACAGCAGCTTAAAAGACGGGAAAACATATATTTTCAACCAAGACAAAACCAAAGTTAAAAGGCTTTTAAACTGGATATAAAACCAGAAGAGGAAATAAAATAGGGCTATCCATTGGGTAGCCTTTTTTTATGCGCTGAAGTAATAAGGGGGAAAGTTAATAGGGTTATAAGCGCCAGAGGCTACGCCCCCCGCCAACCTTTACGCAATACAGGGCGAAAAAAGAGGGTTTCAATCCTTTACGGGTCATTAAGGGGGTACGGGTAGGACTGACCGACGAGGGAAGGGAAAGTATATACTTACACCTAACTCCCTGCGGGGAAAATGGGGGGCGGGGAGTTGCTATATGCTCACATCTATTACAGACCATCTAACAGACTTAAACACCTTCTACTATACATTGGTATCACTTTATACAGAAACGCTCTTAAACATCCCTTAAACACCCTTAAAAGAGCTATAGGCATTAGCCATTGCTGAAGGGAAATACATCTATGCCAATACATAGGGTAGCATTATATCCTATGGGTATATGTAGTAGTATACTAATATAGTAGACCTCTTTATTAGAGGTCTACTAATATATTAGTAATATATACAAGTAATATATTAGTATACTACGCGTGAGAAAATAATATGCTTAATGAATTGAAATATCATTCACTAATTGTATATTAGTGTAAACGATAATATTGTTATGACACAGAAAGAGTTAATGTTAGCTTTAGCAGGTGGTGGTCTACCGAAGAATGATGTGAAGAAGGAGATGTTTAGTTTCTACAATTCTATGGTGGGTAAGAGCAAATACTTCCCAAGGTCAGAGAATCCAAAGACTGCTTGTGGCAGTTGTATCCAGAGAGTAAAGACCTCTATCTGGAAATGGTATCATAGTGATGAGACAGCACCAACCTATAGTGAGTTGGAATTTACGGGAAGGTTGGGCGCACATAACATACCCTTATACAAAGTTGTGAAGTAATGGCAAGTGTTAGAGACAAGAATGGTAATGTAGTTAGGGGACTTGGCTCTGAACTAACGGATACCCAAAGTGAGTTTATTGATAAGGTAAAGAAGTATGGCTTTGAGGAGGCTGCAAAGATAGCTACCGAGATGAAGTATACGAACTACTACCGTGATAGGAGAACTATCGGCACAGCGTTCTATAATGAGCTTATGAAGATTGTAGCTTCCGAGGGTATGCAGATAGAAGCAGCCAAGGGTTCTAACATTAGGGCTTTGATTAATATTAGAGACAAAGCACTTCGTGCAGGAGATGATAAAGCTGCTATGGAGGCGATAAAGATTCTTAACGATATGCAAGGGTATAAAGCACCTACGAAGGTGCAGCAGACCAAGATAGATGTTAAGGCTACTATTGACCTTACCTCTAAAGAGGAAGACGATGATATTGACTATATTGACATTTAATGGAGATTAAGCTATATAACCCTACACAACCTCAAAAGGACTTCTTAAACATCATCTACGATGATAAGCCGTTTATTACATTGGCGGCTATGGGTAGGCAGACAGGTAAGACTTATGCTATGATGAACGATGCAGTAATGCGTGCGTTGAATAACAAGAAGCATAGGATGTTCTGGGTATCCCCTATACAGGACCAAGCCAATAAGGTGATGAAGGACATAGAGAGTATGTTTAGTAACCACCAAGAATTGTTCAGTCAGATTATAACAAGGTTTGACAGGAAGCACAATGAGATATACTTCTACAACGGTAGTTTTATTAAGTTCCGTTCCTCTGAAGCGGGGGATAACCTTCGTGGTGCTACATTAGATTTTATCTATATTGATGAGGGTGCTTTTATCAAGGAGGCGTTTATCAATGAGGTGTTACTGCCTATGGTTACAAGGACTAACGGTAGGGTAGTAATGTCTTCTACTTTTAACGGTAAGAACTGGTATTGGGACTGGTATCAGCGTGGTTTGCAGGAAGAGGACTGGGGACAGATAAAGAGCATCAAAAGAACATACCTTGACTTAAATGACCAAAAGGTGGAGGAAACAGTGTTAGGGATTAGAAAGTCTATGACTAAAGCACAGTTTGACCAAGAGTTCTTGTGTAGACCTGTGAGTGCCGATGCGTTATTCTCCAATATTGAGGAGGCTGTTGTTAAGAATGTGACAGAGCAGTACGATAGGCTTTACATCGGTATGGATATTGGTGTGGCGCAGGATTATACTGTGCTTACTGCGATGACTCAAGACTACGAGGTGATAGATGTTGATAGGTTCAACTTCAAGGAACAGGGGATGGACTCTACGGAGTTTAAACAACGCATTAAGGACTTTTACCTTAAACACTTTGATAGCCTTGCAGCGGCATACTTTGAGGTCAATAACAACGATTTACTCTTTGATGAGATTACGGATGACGATAGGATGTATAAGCTTATACCCTTTCAAACCACAAGTAAGAGTAAGCCAGAGATTATAAGGAATTTAATTAAGCTGTTTGAGGATAGTAAGATTAAAATACCAGAGTACGATGTGTTGGTAAAAGAATTGTACGATTACAAGAGTAAGAGAAACCCCATAACAGGTAACCTCCAGTTTTCTAACACCGATGGTAAGCACGATGACTGCGTAATGAGTTTAGCGATTGCTGCTTATTGCGCTACCGAAGAGCAGGACGGAGGTATAACAATGTTTTTATGATTTCACTACGACAGCACATAGAGATGATGGAGTGGTTACAAGCGGGTGAATCTCCAGCTAAATACATAGCTAAAATGAAGCCGTTGGAGTCATTAGATTTCTTGAGATATTCAGAGGATACCTATCCCATTAAAGACAATCTTAAAAAACCCTCAGTAAGTAAAAAATACTATACTAATGTTGAGTCTTTAGTCTTAGGACAGTTTATAATGCTTGAGCAGATAATAACAGGAAAGACAAAACTTGCAGACCACCTTATAGATTTTGAGATAGCTAAACTTATAATAAGGCCAATTGAACAGCAAGTGTTTGATAATGAGGACGCTAAAAAAGAAAATGAAAATGCTGGAGAAATACTATCTATGGATGTTAGAGAAGTATACTGGGTCTTAGAGCAGTTTATTGAGGCGAGAAACAAAACACTGTTTAAAGACTTTTCTGGAGTCTTCTACGATGCGAAAGAAGAAGAAGATAATGAGGTTGAGGAAGACAACAAAGAAGATAAAACTTCAGAAATGTTATTTAGTCAGCAGTGGTATTGGTACTCTATTGTTAGGATGTTAGCAAACGAAGATATCACTAAGTACGATGAGATTTATATGCTTCCTATGATGACTGTATTACCCGAAATGAGCTATTTAGCACAGAAAAGCAAGATAGAGTCTGCAAAGCAACGTCAACAACAGGCTATGCGTAAATTGTAAATTAAGAAAAGACTAACGTGAACGATTTAACCACTATTTACGAGTTGTTTGAGCAATTCGGGGAAAACCATTCTATGGTTAGCGAATTTAAGCTGCTCAACTCATTAGATGATTTAGAGAATATACAGATTAATCATAGGGGATTGTTTATTGCATTAGAGGACGCCAACATATCAAGAGATGGCGGTAACCCTATATACGATGTTAACTTCAACATAGTGATTGTAGACAAGGTAGCTGTAGATGAGCCGTTGTCGCTTATAAACTCTAATCAAGAAAATTTATTCGTGATGGGTCAGCTACAAGACTACTTCATACAAAACCTTGATGGTGAGCAAAGCTTTCAAGAGGTTAGTATGAGAGGCTTTTCTTCAGAAGACTATAACATCACTGCCTCTGTAAGTAATGCAACATTCGTTGTAGGGAGAAACCCGTACTTGAGAGACATTGATATTTAATGGCTGTTAATGTAAATAGAATGAAGAACCCTAATGCCGCTAAACAACAGCAGCAGGGTGCTTTGCGTTTCTACATACAACAAGAGCTTAATAAATCACAGATAATAAGCAGGTTAAAATCTAATTTAAAAGGAACGGCTGTAGATGGGGAACCTTACATACACAAAGCGACTGGTAGGTTAGAGAAAAGTATCACCCCTAATAAAGACGGTCAAAAAAATTGGGGTAAAAGAATAACTTCAAAAATTAAAGTTGACGCTTACTTAGGATTAGGTATCGGCATTGAACAAGTTTCGGCAAGAATTGATATGGAAGCTTATGGAGACACTCTTGATAGCGGAGGTATGGTTCAAGTTGAGCAAAACGACATATACCGATGGGTGTTAGCTAAGGCAAACAGATACCCCACAAGACAGTGGTACTATAGAGGAGGTCCAATAAGTGGCTCCGAGATGACAACAAGCGCAGCTTGGAACATATCATACCACGTTACTAAAAAGATAAAGGCTGTAGGTGTTAGAGAAACTGGTTGGTTAAGCATATTAAAAGGGAAACAAGGGCTTAACGGAGCATTGCAAAAAGCTTTTCTTCGTTATTTAAATGATTACGATGATTACACTTATGGAACGGTAATCAACAAATTAGACAAAATGTTAAGCAAGCTATAAAATGGCAGAACAGAATAAAAGAATACAATTTCTTCAAGATGCACTACGGAATTTAGCAAAGTCTGTAAGAGAGGTATCCAACGGTTTAATTGACCTTGATAAGATTATATCTAAATTAACAGGGAAAACTAAAGAGTTCGCTAAAGAACAGCAACAAGCTGCTCAAGCTGTAAATCGTGTTGGGAAGAACCTAAAGGACACATCTAAAACTGTAGAAGATTACGGGAAAAAGACTGATAAAGCGACTAAATCCTCTAAAGGGTTCTTTGGTGGGTTAGGAAAGAATTTAAAAACCATTATATCTTTCTACGGTGCATATCAGTTACTTAATGCTGGATTACAACTTCTTAATCAAATATTTGTTGTATCTGCTAAAAAGGCAATAGCTTTTGAAAAATCTTTAGCTGATTTAAGAGCGGTAGCTGGCCTAACTTCTGAAGAAGTTTCAGTTCTCAGAGATGTTGTTTTTGAAGTAGCTGGTGTTACCTCTTTAACCGCTTTAGAAGTAGTTGAGTTGCAAAAACAATTAGCTAAACTTGGTGCATCTACTGATGAAATATCAAAACTTACTAAACCTATCGCACTTCTGTCCCAAGCGTTAGGAGAGGATGCAGGTGGCGTAGCAGCTACGTTAAAGAAAACGCTTAATCAGTTTCAAGCCACTTCAGAAGAGGCTGAAAAGTTTGCTAACATATTAACAGGTGCTGTAAACGAAACAGCATTATCTATGGACGGTTTAGGCACTGCACTATCTTATGTAGGGCCTTTAGGAGCGCAGTTAGGTGTAAGCTTTGAGGAAACGGCAGCACTACTTGGTATTCTTGCTGATAACGGTTTCAAGGCATCTAAAGCAGGTACTGGCTTGCGTAACTTCTTTGCAGTAGCAGCAAAGGATGGCAGACCGTTTAATGAGTTTTTGGAAGATATTGCAAGTAAAAACATTGATGCAGCGGAAGCTTTTGAGTTGTTTGGTAAGATAGGTGCATCTCAAGCGTTGGTTATATCTGAAAACGTAGAAAGATTTAAAGATTTAACTAATGAATTAAACGAGACAGATAGACTATTTAAGGCTAATGCAGTTCAAATGGCAACTACTGAGGGTCAGTTTCAAATATTGAATTCTGCAATAGACAAAACACAAACGAAATTTGGAGAATTTATTTTAGACCAAGATATATTCATATCAGCTATAGCTTTATTTGATAGAGCTGCTGCGGGCCAAGCACTCGCATATCGTGTTATAGCAAATGCTACGGATGAGACAACAGAATCTTTAGATAGAATAATAGAAAGTCAAACGAGGTTTAACAAGTCAAGTAACAAGAACTTGACAGACCTTCAGATGATGAGCGAGGCTTTTGATGCGCTTGGGGATTCTGTAGATATTGATAAATTAGATTTCTTGAAGGAATTTAATGATGACCTTGAAAGAACTGGAGACGTTCAGCAGACCTTAACGAATCTATCAAACACTTTTAATGAAGAGTTGAATGAAGCCTCTTTAACAATAAGGGAGCTTATAAACATCACATATCAAAGAAGCAAGTCTTTAGATGATGCTTACATTGCTCAAGAGGCTAATAATGAATCTGTAAAAAGATATAAAGAAGAATACAGCGGTTTGCTATCGCTTACAAAACAGGGTATTAATGTTGATAAAGAGAAAGCCGAATTAACAAAACAGATAGACTCTGAAATAGAGGCTCTTCAAAAGGCAAGCTTTAAGGCAGCGGCAGATAGAGACTTTGAACAACAGGAGATTATTGTTAAGAGAATCGCATTACTCAAAGAGCAAAAAAACGAAATTAAAAACTTATCTGTTTCAGATACGCTATTAGCAGAAATAAAGAAAAAACAACTAAAAGACCAAGAAGATGCTCAAAAGGCAGCTTTTAAATCAGAGCTGGATAGAATTAAGTCTGAATTAGACGCAGAGGTAGATGCTATTAATGCTGTTACAAACACAGAGCTTGAGGGCGCACAAAGTGCTGAAGAAGCAGCGCAGATTAGATTAAAACAAGAAAAGCTTGTCCAAGCCGCCTATGCCAATTCAATGCGCTCTGTGGAAGGCTTGCGGGACTTGTATCCAGAATTTATAAGTCAGATTGATTCTGCTTCAGCTTCTTATGAAAAGTTTTCTAAGTTTACCCAATCAGAAATAGGTAAAGAAGGTGTAACAATATTAAAAGACTACAAAAAATCTTTTGAAGACCTTGGTAAACAGCTTAAAAATGAAACGATAACTTTAGCGGAGTATGAAGCAAAAGAAGACGCCTTAGAAGCTTCTCTTATTTCAAGTATAACAACCCTTAAAAACTCAACAGAAGCAAATCAAGAGTTAAAGGATATGCTTGATAAGATTGTCGTGTCTTATCTAAACGCTAAGAAGAGTGCAGAAGATTATCAAGAAGCAAGCGAGGAAACGGAGAAAACCGTTAAGGCATTGGGGCAAACATTCGTAGTTGACCTTTCTATAGAGGAAGCCGTAGGTATGGCTTTAGCGTCTACAGGTGATATGATATCTAAGTTTAATGACACAGCTTTAGAGAATACTAAAAATCGCTTAGAATCTGAAAAAGACGAGATATCTGCAAGGTACGAAGTAGAGCAAGATATATTAAAGTCTCAATTGGATAACCAGTTGATTACTGAATCTCAGTATAGACAGAAACAAAAGGAACTCCGCAAAGCACAGATTGCTGAAGAAAACAGCATTGACAAAAAAATATTTGAATCTGAAAAGAAAAGAGATAGACAGAACGCTACAACTGGATACCTACAAGCCTTGGCTTCCATTATCCCTAACTTGATTGTGTACGACAACGAAGCTAATCCTATTGGCCTTTCTATCAAAGCCGCACTCTCTGGTGCTTTAGCAACAGCAGCTTACGGAGCGGAACTTGCTGCTATTGGTCAGAGAAAGTTCTTCCCTAAGAAGTTTGCAGATGGTGGTATGGTTAACGGGCCATCACACGA